GGTTATTCGCGACCACACTTTTTTTCTAGCGACTGGCTATATATATTTAGGTAATTGTTAGCTTATGGCAACGCAAAGAGATGTAGCAGAACACTTAGACCTATCAACTAAAAGTATTTCTGAATTAATAACAAAAGGCGTATTACCATCAAAAAAAGGCAGATCACCACTAAATATTGATGTTTGCAGACACGCTTACATAAGTTATTTGCGTAAATTAGCTGGTTATCACAAAAAAAGTGGTTCAGGCGACATAGCAGAGGAAAAAACACGCTTAACTAAGGCACAAGCCGATAAAGCAGAGCTAGAAGTGTCAGAATTAGAAGGTAAACTGATTCCAGCACCATTAGTACAAGATACATGGACTGATTTTGTTGCAAATGTACGAGCAAAGCTACTTGGCATACCATCAAGACTTGCACATCAGATGATTGCAACTGAAAACTATGCAGAAGCAGAAAAATTACTAAAAGATTGCATCTATGATGCACTAAATGAATTAGCAGACAATGGAATACCTACAGAATATGCAGATCGTGTTGAAAAACACGCATCAGACATTTAAACCACCACCTGATCTAAAGCTATCTGAATGGTCTGATCGTTACAGGAAGTTATCACCTGAATCTTCTGCTGAAGCTGGTCAATGGAATACCAGTAGAGCAGAGTATCAAAGAGAAATTATGGACACTTTCAATGATCCAAACATTGAGAGAATAGTTGTTATGACTTCTTCGCAAGTTGGTAAGACTGAAATAATACTAAACGCAATAGGTTATTACATAGATCAAGATGCTTCGCCTATATTAATTGTGCAGCCAACATTACAAATGGGACAAGCATTTAGTAAAGATAGATTGTCAGCTATGATCAGAGATAGTGAAAAGTTAAGAGGTAGTGTCAAAGATGCTAGGAGTAGAGATGCTAATAATACTACTATGCACAAAAAATTTGCAGGTGGTCATTTAACTATAGTTGGTTCTAACTCTGCATCAGGTTTAGCATCAAGACCTATAAGAATATTGCTAATGGATGAAGTAGATAGATATGAGCTTTCTGCTGGTAGTGAGGGTAGTCCTATTGCACTTGCAATAGCGAGAACCAAAACATTTTGGAATAGAAAAATATTTATGTGTTCTACTCCAACAGTAAAAGGCTTGTCTGCAATAGAATCAGCTTTTGAAGAATCAGATAAACGCTACTACTATGTGCCTTGTCCTGAATGTGAACATAAGCAAGTATTAAAATGGAAGAATGTTGTATGGGAAGAAGATAAACCTGAAACAGCAGCTTATGCTTGTGAGGAATGTGGATCAGTTATTGAAGAATCAAAAAAACAATGGATGTTAAAACATGGTGAGTGGAGAGCATCTAATCAATCTAAAAATACAGCAGGATTTCATATATCAGAACTTTATTCAGTTTGGAGTACATGGTCACAAATGGCTACTAACTTTCTTGAAGCAAAGAAGAATCCTGAAACTTTAAAAACATTTATAAATACTGCGTTAGGTGAATCATGGGAAGAGCAAGGAGATGCAGTAGAGTATGACACTTTATTACAAAGAAGATTGTCATACGATAAAACTAATGTACCTGAAGATGTATTGGTTATAACAGCAGGTGTCGATACACAAAAAGACCGATTGGAATGTCAGCTAGTGGGTTGGGGTAAAAACTATGAAGCATGGGTTTTAGACTATAAGATATTTTGGGGTGATCCAAATGCATACAATGTATGGCAAGAATTAGATGTTTACTTAAAGAAAAGATTTAAAACTGAAACAAATAGAATTATACCTATATCATCTGCTTGTTTAGATTCAGGTGGACATCATACTAATATGGTTTATCAGTTTACTAAGCCACGACAAGCTAGAAGAATATTTGCTATTAAAGGTTTATCACAAGCTGGTAAACCAATAGCTAATAGACCTACATTTGTTGGTAAAAATAAAGCTGTACTTTATGGTGTTGGTACTGATACTGCTAAAGAAGCTATATTTGCTAGGCTATCTACTGATCCTGAATCTACTACATTACACTTTTGCTCTGATTTAGATGAAGAATATTTTAAACAACTAACAGCAGAAAAAAGAGTTACTAAATGGATTAGAGGTAAGAAGTCTTTGATTTGGAAGCAGATAAGACCAAGAAATGAAGCATTAGATACTCTTGTTTATAATTTTGCAGCTATTTATATTTTAAATCCAAATTTTGATGTTATAGAACAAAAAATATTAGTACAAGACAACAACAGTCCACAAAAAACAAAACAAAAGCCAAGAAAAGGTATAAATAGACAAAATTTTGCTACTTCTTGGAAATAACAAGTATTTAACTTTTTAATATTGACAATACAGCAAAGAACCTTAGTGTTATAGGTAGATTAATCTATAAATAAGAGAGGTTTTTACTTGTCTAACGCTTTTGATAGAATCAATTACACTACTAAAGAACCAAGTAAACTTGTGCTTGGAGATTTTTGGGCTTGGCGTAGGGATGATCTTGCAAGTGATTATCCAGTAAGTGCTTATGCTCTAACTTATGAGTTTCACTTAGACGCTGGTGGTGGTGGTACAAAAAAATTCACACTTACTGCTACTGAAGCAGATGATACATATTACATAGAAGCTGCATCATCTAGCACCACCAGTTACGCAATAGGTGATTATATTTGGGAAGCATATATAACAAAATCTTCTGATTCTAATAGAGTTATGGTTGATTCAGGAAGAACAACCATTACAGAAAATTTAGCTAACACAAATGCTGATTTAAGAAGCCACGCTAAAATAGTATTAGACGCAATAGAAGCTGTAATTGAAAACAGAGCTTCAATGGATCAATCTTCAATGTCTATAGCTGGTAGGTCTTTATCAAGAATGTCTATAGATGAACTTATGACATTTAGAGATAGGTATAAAGCTGAATATCTAAAAGAAATAAAACTTGCAAGAATAAGAAACAAACAAGGTTCAGGTAATACTGTTAAAGTAAATTTTGGATCAACTCGAACAACTAATGTAACTGATTATTCATAATGGCTTGGTATAACAACATATTTGGTAACAATAAAAAACCAAAAAGAAAATTTAAAAGAAGTTATACAGGTGCAAATACAGGTAGATTATTTGCTGATTTTATAACTAGCTCTACATCTGCTGATGCTGAAATAAAAGATAACATAAGGCTTCTAAGGGATAGAAGCAGAGAATTAGCAAGGAACGATCCATTTATTGCAAGATACTTAAACCTGATGGTATCTAATGTGATCGGAAAGCAGGGCGTAAGAGTTAGCTCCAAGGCAAGAAATGATGATCAATCATTAGATATTGGAGCTAACCTGCTTATTGAAAGAAGCTGGAAAGAATGGAGTCAGTTAGGAAACTGTACTGTAAATGAAAGACTTACATTTATAGATTGTCAAAAAATATTTATCGAAACTCTTTGTAGAGATGGTGAGGTTATTGTAAGAAAAGTTAAAGATAGTAGCTCACCATTTGGTTTTAGAATTACATTTATTGAAGCAGATCATTTAGACGAAAATAAAAATGAAACATATCTTAAAAATGGTAACAGTATTAAGATGGGTGTTGAACTTGATAAGGGTGGTAAACCAGTTGCATATCATTTATTTAAAAAACATCCATACGATAATACTTATCCAAAACCACAACAGGAATATATCAGAGTTCCAGCAGATGAAATAATACACGCCTATTTACCACAAAGAGCAGAGCAAACTAGAGGTGTATCATTTATCGCACCTATCATAGCTAATATGAAAATGCTCAATGGATATTATGAAGCTGAAATAGTAGCAGCAAGAGTTGGAGCTTCTAAAATGGGTTTTATAACTTCACCTGATGGCGATGGTTATGTCGGAGATGGTGACCAAGAGGACACATTCAATCCTACAATGAACGCACAAGCAGGAGTGTTTGAACAGTTACCTGCTGGTATGGAGTTTACTTCTTTTGATCCTACGCATCCAACATCTGCATTTGAACCATTTACAACTAGCGTATTAAGAAGTATTGCATCGGGTTTAAATATTTCATATCACGCTTTATCCAACGATCTTACTTCAGTCAATTACTCTTCAATTAGGCAAGGTGCTTTAGAGGATAGAAGTATGTATCAACTATATCAACAGTTTGTAATAGATCATTTTATAAATCCTATATTTAAGTCATGGTTAGAAATGGCTATATCAACAGGTTATATAAACTTACCTATAGCTAAGTATGACAAGTTTGCTAGAGCTATAAGCTATATACCTAGAAGTTTTGCATGGATTGATCCATTAAAAGAAATGCAATCAAACATATTAGGTTTACAAAATGGTACTGTTACTTATGCTGATATATCTGCAAACTATGGTAGAGATGTGGAAGAACTATTTGAACAACATCAAAAAGAAGTTGAGTTAGCAAAACAATATGGAATTGAAATAGCTTATCAACCATTTGGAACTAAGCTACCAGTTGAAGCTAATATACTTGGTGGTGAAGAAGATGAGTAAACACAATCTAACAGACTTTCCAAACAAAGGAGATGATAAAAAAATATCTCTTAGAAACTCTGAATATCCACAATTTGATTATGACTTTATTGCTGGTGTTAAAGAAAATGACAATGATATTTACAAAGCTGGTGGCAACATCAGAGGTAATGAAGCATTTAACTTATGGACAAAAGCTAGAGCAGGTGAAGAAACTGATGGTGTTCTTAGTTGGATTAAAGAGAGAGAAGCATGGGCTGCTAGACATTTTGGCGATGGTTCTCAATTTAAGTCAGGAGATAAAGCAGCTAGACCATCTAATATTGCAGGAGTAATAGCACAAATGAAGTGGGGAGTAATTGGTAATTTAGGAGAACAAAGAATGAAGGATGTTGTACTTGAAGCTATAAAATATAGAGAAGGTAAAGAATCAGGATCAGCTAGTCAGGCTCAACAAGATAGACAAGTTTCTGATGCTGTAGAAAAAGGACTTAGAGAAAAGGTAGAAAAACATAATGAAGAAGTAAATAATGCAGCTTCAAAAAGAACAACATATAGAACATTATTAACAGTTTTTGAAAGAGGGATTGGTGCTTATAAAACTAATCCAGCTTCAGTAAGACCTAATGTAAGCTCACCTGAACAATGGGCATACGCTAGAGTAAACAGCTTCCTATTCGCTTTGCGAAATGGAAGGTTTCAAGGTGGGAAGCATGATACTGATTTGCTTCCTGAATCTCACCCTTTATCATCAAAAGAGGAAAAAGCTATGAAAGATAAAGAAGATAGACATATCCTTAATGTGAATGAAACTGATGATTCTGTAATCATAGAGTTTGCAAAGCACCACGAGGATAAAGAAGAGGAAATGGAAATGACTGATTCTGAAAGACCTTATCACGATGAAGATGAAGAAAAAGATAGAGAAAAGGATAAAGAAGATCGCAAGGTACTAGAAATGCCTATGAAATTCAGAACCATTGATCTAACTAAAGCTCATCATATCGATGAAGAAAAAAGGACTGTTAGGATTGGTGTTTCAAGTGAAACTCCAGTAGAAAGAAGTTTTGGCATGGAAGTGCTAGGACATTCTGAAGATGAAGTAAATATGGAATTTATGCAATCTAAAACTGCACCATTACTATTGGATCACGATATGACAAAACAAATTGGTGTAGTAGAAGAATTTAAACTTGATGAGACAGCAAAAAGGACAACTGCTGTAGTTCGATTTGGTAGATCGGCTCTTGCTGATGAAGTTTTTAGAGATGTAGTTGATGGTATTCGTATGAATATATCTGTTGGCTACAGGGTAGATAAACTGGAACGACAAAACAAAGATGATGAAACTTTTTATCGTGCTTCTTGGACTCCTATGGAAATTAGTTCTGTAAGTGTACCAGCAGATCAAAGCAGACTTGTTGGAGTTGGTCGATCTAAAGATAAACAAACATTAAACACAACAAAGGTGAAAGTAATGGAAAACGAAAAACAAGAAATTAATCTTGATGAAGTTAGATCACAAAGTGTTGATGAAGCAAGAAAAGAATTTCAAAAGAACTCAAAAGAAATTATTGATCTTGGTGTAAGACACAATAAAAGAGATTTAGCTAATCAAGCTATTAAAGATGGTGTTTCTGTTGAAGAATTTAGAGGACAATTATTAGAAAATATTTCTAACGATGTTCCTTTAGAAACTCCTACAGAAATTGGTTTAACTGAAAAAGAAACTAAAAGATTTAGCATTATGAGAGCAGTAAATGCTATGGCTAATCCTACAGATAGAAAAGCCCAAGAAGCTGCAAAATTTGAATTTGAATGTTCAGAAGCAGCACAAAGAGCTTATGGGACTACAGCACAAGGCGTTATGCTTCCTGATGAAGTTTTAAGAAACTGGAATCAGAGAGATTTAAACGCTTCTGATGATTCAAATCTTATTGGTCAAGACTATAGAGCAGGTGATTTCATAGATGTTCTAAGAAATAACTCTGCTGTAATGCCAATGGCAACTATGCTAAATGGACTAAGTGGCGATGTAAAAATCCCAAGAAAAACTGCTGCTTCAAGTGCTGCATTTATTAGTTCAGAGGGTGGTGCTGCTGGTGAATCAGAATTTACAGTTGGTTCTGTAACTATGTCGCCAAAAACTCTAGGTGCATTTACTGATGTTACTAGACAATTAATGATTCAATCATCTATTGATGTTGAGAACTTAATTAGAAATGACTTAGCACAATCTATGGCTATTGCTATTGATGATGCAGCTTTAGAGGGTTCAGGAAGTTCAGGTAATCCAACAGGTATTACTAATACTTCAGGCATTAATACAGTATCACTTTCAAGTGCTGCTGCTCCAACATTTGC